TGCTTAAAAGAAAAACAAATTTTAAAAATCATCGAAGCACTAACTCTTATTAATGATAGGGAAACTGCTAGTATAGTATTTAAACAATACTCTGAACAGAAGAAAGGTGGACCTTGGAAGAAACGATTACGTGAACAAGGTTTTTGTATTTAAACTTTACTTCTTGTCTAAATAGGGGTATAATATAATATAATGCAATACGAGGAATATGATGAAAAAGAATTACAAATTTAATGAAGAAAAAGGTTGCTACGAATTTTGTGGTAGTAGGACTTGCGAGTTACAAGAACAATTGAAAGAAGGGGATGGTCCTCATAAGATTTGTTGTGGTTGTATTGAAGAGTATGAAGGTGAAACACCTAATATAAAAGAATTGAAAGGCACATTACAAATTCGTAAAGAACGAGTAGACGAAGGTAGATGCAAATTTGAAAAGAATGCGATGTCAGATTTGTTGAGGTCATTTACAGCAACAGTTGTGTTTGAAAAGAAAGACGGAACTGAACGCACTATGGAATGTACGTTGCTTGAGAAGTTCTTACCAAAACGTGCTAACGTTGTAGATGACGACTCAGTTGAATATGAAACAAATCCTCATCCAGAACTAATAACTGTATGGGATTTAGAGAAGAAAGGTTGGAGATCATTCAAACTCAACACCGTTAAGTCATTCGAAGTAGCATAATATGGCATTAAATATTATTGATGATACTGAAACAGTAGAACTTGGTCCAAGTAAAGATGGCACGTATGATGGTGCTATGGGTGGAACTGAGTTAATGAATAAAGCATTATACGAAAGAGTAGATAATGATTTACTTGATGAGTTTTATATTATCAAGTCAAGAGTAAGTTGGACTGATAAGGATAAACCTAACGTGTTATGGTTACACGATACTTGGGACGATCCGGAAGTACAACATCTTAAAGAACAAGAGAGCAGAGATAGGTTTGCTAAACTTGTATTTGTGTCTAATTATCAACTGGCAACATATAACTTGGCATTGGGTGTTCCGTATGCCAATGCTATTGTATTACGAAATGCTATTGACCCAATTGAGTATAAAGAAAAGGATAAAGACGTTGTCCGTATTATCTACCACACCACTCCACATCGTGGACTCAATCTTGTAGTTGCAGCAGTTAAAGCAATTGCTGAAGAGATGGGTGATAAAATTCATCTAGACGTGTATTCGTCATTCGAAGCATATGGTTGGAAAGAACGTGATAAACCGTATGAAGATTTGTTTGAAGAAATTAGACAACATCCTAATATGACATATCACGGGTTTCAATCTAATGATGTTGTTCGCAAAGCATTACAAGAAGCACATATCTTCGCATACCCAAGTGTATGGCCAGAAACAAGTTGTATCAGTGCGATTGAAGCAATGAGTGCTGGTTGTGAGGTAGTATGTCCTAACTTCGCAGCACTACCAGAAACGACTGGTAACTTTGCTCGTATGTATCAATTCAATGAAGATATGGGTGAACACGCAAACGTATTTGCTAATCATTTATTTCAAGCAATTATTGAGCATCGTGACGAGAACTTACAAAAGAAATTAATGTTCCAGAAAAATTGGGTAGATAACTTCTTTAATTGGGATCTACGTGCAGCAGAGTGGACGGACATGCTTAAATGCATTAAAAGGTAGATATGGACAATAATTATGAGATAATCTCTGATATATCATCTAACGATTTTAGGGATTATATAACAAACGAAATATTCTGGAATTGGAAGTGGGGGTTTACTATGGATGATGCTCCAGACACAACACCCCATTATAGAAAGGAAGCAGAAGGAAGAATGCTTTCTGATACTGGCTGTGTGATAACATCATTTTGTGACGAGAGGACTCCTGATCAAAACGATTATCATTTCAAACTGAATAATTTTGCTGAGTATTTGTCTAAGGCAATATTGAAAAGAACTAAATGGGAATACTCAGACCTCTCACTAAGAAGATATTGTTGGAATTATTATAATGCAGCATCTAGTGGTGTTTGGCATACAGATTATGTTATCGGTCGTGTCGGAACACAAGACCATAATGGTAATACAAAAAACCATCTAAGTGTTTTATATAACTTTTCAGATGATGGTGCGACTATCATCAAAAATGGTGATGAAGAAATATATATTCCCAGTGTCCCTGGAGAAGCAATATTATTTGACTCATTCGCAGAACATCGTGGAGTCGGTCCACTAAAATCAGAAAAACGGTTTGCCTTAAACATGGTATTTTCGTATTCAGAAAGAACCCTAAGATAAACTTGACATTTATCACAATCTAACGTATAATATAACTAAAGAGGAGAAAGTATGACCAGTTGGGCAAACTTAAAAGAGAAAATCAAAACGAAATTTCAAAAGAAACCGAACTATGAAGAACTATACAATGCCGAACGTAGAATTGCCGAGTCGTGGGAATTCCGATACAATAAGTTATACAGACAATTAAACGCAATACTAAAGGAGGGTGAAAATGGGTAAACGTAAACCGATGACTGCTGAACAAAAGAAAGCGGCAGGTGAGAGATTATCATTAGCAAGAGAGAAAAGGTTAAAGGCAAATCCACCACAGTATAAGAATATTCATCCAAGTGTATTGGAACTTGACGATAGTGATAAGATGTCAATGCAAAGTATCAAAGGTTGGATTAAACATCAACGTGACTTGCTAAAGACTGAACGTTACAATCATCGTAAGGGTGATAAGAAAGCACTCGCCAAGTTGGGTGGCATCCAAGGTTATATCCGTCAGTTACAATACTATCTAGAGAATGGTGACTATGTATCAATGTATTTTGGTGAGGATGAAGATAAACCAGTTGTTCAACATTGTCTTGCTATGGCATATGATGAAGATGGATATGCTAAGAGAACTATTGGTGTGATTTATAATGACATTGGTGCTGTTTGGACTAAAGAAATGGATGACGATAAGAGAGGTAAGTTTTGATTTTCGTCGACTTCAGTCAGGTAATGATTTCAAACACAATGATACATCTAGGCAAAACTCAAACAACTGTAGATGAAGGTATGATGCGTCATATGATTTTGAATAGTTTAAGAATGACTAAGAACTCATATGGTAAGAAGTATGGTGACTTAGTTATCTGTGTTGATGATAGAAGTTATTGGCGACGTGACATATTCCCTTATTACAAGGCACATCGTAAAGAGAACCGTGATAAAAGCATAGTTGATTGGAATCAAGTATATGGTGTACTTAATAAGATTCGTGATGAAATTGCTGAAACGTTCCCTTACAAAGTTATTCAAGTAGAGAAAGCAGAAGCAGATGACATCATTGGAGTGCTATCAAAGCATTTTGGAACTGTACTAAATAATGAATCTACTGAAAGAAACTTAATCTTATCCAGTGATAAAGACTTTGGTCAGTTGCAGAAGTTTGCTAACGTTGACCAATATAGTCCTATCACTAAGAAGTGGTTGCGTATTGACAACCCTAAAGACTTTCTAATGGAGCATATCATTCGTGGTGATAGAGGTGACGGTATCCCGAACTTCTTATCTGCGGACAGTGCTATCATTAGTAAGATTAGGCAGACTGCTATTGCTAAGAAGAAAGTTGAAGTTTGGTTGAAACAGAAACCTGATGAGTTTTGTGATGAAGGTATGTTACGAAACTACAAAAGGAATGAACAGTTAGTTGATTTAGAAATGGTTCCAGAAGCAATATCTTCTGCTATTATAAATCAGTTTGAGAATTATAAAGTCCCTGAACGCAGAGGACTATTGAATTATTTTATTAAAAACAAGTTGAAGAACTTGCTCGATTGTATCCAGGAGTTTTAATTATGACAAAAACATTTTACGAAATCTTCAAAGAGGTTCACAATGCTAAGAAGAAGAAAGACAAGATAGCAGTACTACATCATTACAGCAGTGCTGCGATGAAGACTATTCTGGGTTATACCTATGATCCACGTATCAAGTGGTTGTTGCCTGAGGGAATTCCACCATATAAACCATTACCTAAAGGTGCTGACCAAGAATCAGCATTAGCATCTGAGTTAAGAAAGATGTATATGTTTGTTGAAGGTGACACTGATACTCAACGTAACTTAAAACCAAGTCGTAGAGAAACATTATTCATTGCGATGCTTGAGTCAATCGATCCACGTGATGCTAAAGTATTAATTGGAATGAAAGAACGTAAGCAACCGTTTAATGGTTTAACACGTAAGTTAGTAGAGGAAGCATATCCAAACTTAACTAAGGAATGGTAACGTGAGTATAATCAAACCAGCAATCATTATTGGTAATGGCCCGAGTCGTAATATTATTGACTTAGAGAAATTAGTAGGTAAAGCACCATTATATGGTTGTAATGCATTGTATAGAGATTTCAATAGATGGGATTATCTAGTAGCAATTGACAGTGGAATGATTAATGAGTTGCATAAAGAACGAGTTGATAATGGTGACCTAATCATTCCACCTGAAGAAGAACGATGGGAAAGTATTAAGTACAACTCTAATGGACGCAGACGTACCAATGCTGGAATGGTTGCTGCAGATTATGCTATTCGGCATAAAAACAACTTAATATATTTACTAGGGTTTGACTTTATACTTGATGGTGAAGATTCTGTAGATAATGTCTATAAAGATAGTAAGAACTATGGACCAGAAACTCACGCACTTGAGGAGGACAACTATAATAGAATGAAATACTTTGAGTGGTTCGTTCATGAGCATATTGGTGTGTCATTTATATTTGTTGTACCTGACCATAAGATTGAACATTGTAAGAGTGTAAGAGCAGGAAACGTAAGAGCAATGACAACATCAGAATTTTTAAAGAAACTGGAGAAATAAATGAGCACATATGATGTACATATACAAAGATGGTTTGACGACAGAGGTATTACTGAAAACAGTACACCTATGACGCAAGCAATTAAAACAATGGAAGAATTAACTGAATTGATGGATGCTTTGAATAAAGATGACAAGCACGAAGTAATGGATGCTGTTGGTGATATTTACGTTACACTAATTGGTGTATGTAGAATCTATGGCGTTGACATACAAGAATGTATCGGGCAGGCATATGAAGAAATTAAAGATCGTAAAGGTTATCTGACACCAGAAGGAATGTTTGTAAAGGAGTCGTCATGATGGAATTACAATTTATAATCTTTCTAATATTCGTAGCAGTTGCTACTACATTTTCATATGCATTTGGATTCAATCGTGGTGAAGAATTTGCTACCAACTTCCTTATTGATGATATGATTGATAAAGGTATCCTCGAAGTGGTTGAGGAAGATGAGCAACGAAGTAAGTGAGAAAGTAACTCCAACATATAAGATTGTAGACAACTTTTTAGAGTTGAGTGATTATAACAACCTTGTAAACGATTTACTCAGCGATCAATTTGATTGGTATCATAACCATGATAAAAAACTTGACCATCTACACTACTTTGCCCATATTTTCTATACGAACTATGGGTTCTCTAGTAAGTTTGCTAATAAACTAAACCCGTTCATTAAGAAGATTAATCCTGCTTCTTTTGTACACATCAGAGCAAC